ATTTCTCTATACGATGAGAAGCGCAACAATGTGCTTAGACTGGGGATCTGCGTTTTCTAGAACGCGTTCTTCGTGGTTTGTGTGTAATTTTCGTGCTTAGAGAAGGCTTAGCAGGAAGATACGCATTATCTACCACGACATCCACCCGGGTGGGCGTTGCTGGTTTGATCTCCGTACACAACATGGGCGCAAGTATTTGCGAGACCGTGTTGGCTGAAGATAACCAATTTCTGAACATTGTAAGGTCGAATTCCGGGAACTGTAAACAGAACTCTGCATCCATCCATTCTCCAACATTTCTATTGGGGTATTGGACAGAATCTTCGAATTTCGACCACCAACTTCCAACTCCGAGAGGGGTTTTCGGTCGATAATCAGAAATGGTAAGCACTTTTTGCGTGTACTCACCGATGACGGGAGTATTGCCATCTGTGGCCACGTACGACATCGATTTTTCAACCAGCTTCGCTTCAGGCGTAACACCAAAAGGTAAGCGTCTCGTAACATGGAACTTCGACAATTGTCGTCTGACGTCACACATACTGTTAGGATCTCCATACCAGACTGCCGGTGAATAAAAGCGCGCCAAGAAATTGACGCCCCTATGACCACGTTCGACTGTCTGAGCTTCGAGAATGAGACCGACTCTGGCTGCGGCCCAACTATGATTAGTGGGGTCGAGGTCAGCGTCAAGGCCATCATCACCGAGGTGGATACCAAGTGCATTAAAGGCTTCGCGGGGGCTATAACAGGTTCCGTCAGGTTTACGCGTGTGGCGATAACCGAGGTATGCTGTAAAAGCGGCCCTGATGGTTTGGAACAAGCTCGTGGCTGAGCATCCTGATCCCTGTGCAGATTCTTGATCGAAAGCGATTCCAGTGGGTAAGTATCCCTTGTTGTCGACATTTCGTTTTAGTAATTCGTTCACTACGGTGCGATGATTCTTATAGGCCTTCATAAAAATCATCCGCTCAACCCGGCGTATATAGTACGTAATTGTACCATCCATCCTATGATAATCTGAAATATTTACTATCTGTGCGTTAGAACAGATCTCAGTAACCCTTTCAGCTATTTCAATGGGTGTTTTGCCAGGGCCATACCACTCAAATTGCTTCATCTGACTTGCCAAGCCCAAAGCAAATTGGGCCATTGTCAATTTATCCGAATCGTTATACTGCGAAATGTTTCTCGGATCTTTTACATCTGGATACGCTTCAGCTTTAACAAAACATTTAAGTTTGGCAACTAGCAAGGAACCCCAAACAAGGGCTCTTGATAAAGAAAGTTTTTGGGCAGCACCGGTCTGTTTGTTGATAACCACATCAACACAAACAGGCTCAAGAGTTGTCTCCCCCGGTATGATGAAATCTGCAAATTCCTTCATACATCGTTCTACGAACGGGTTGGGTTTAGGTTCGGGTTTCTTAAGATTATCAATCCTACCATCAACACAGGCTTGTTCAGAAGCCTTATTGTTAACAGGACAGAAAGCGCCATGGACAAACGGAGACATAAATGCCTGAAGCTTGACCTTAGCGTCTTGATCAAAGGACTTTGGTTCGTACTGATAGGCTCTAACACCTAGTTCAACAGGAAATACAGTGGGGGTCTTCTTCCCCATAGTGTCTCTATGAAATTCAGTCAAAACTGCAGCCATTGCTCTTTGATCTTTTTCCAACCATGATGCTGTGGTAGGTAGCATTAAATTGGTGGTTGATAACCTCGCGACAGCAGCAATCGCATCATCAGTCGCTGCATCAATTGTCGCACACAAGTGTGACAAAGGCTTTGACGTGGTATACTTAGTGCCGTCATTGTTATGAACACGAAATCGAATCCAAGATTGTTCCTTACCCTGAACAACTGGATTGAACCTTTCTAGCGTAGGACCTGAAATAATCCAGGTCGCTATCCAGGCCACAAGGCCTGTAAACCGCTTGATAGGAGTCAATAGAATCAACTGTCTGCTATATCCCACCTGTTTTCTCTCCACAGCATATGTGGTGATAGACAGGAGAAAACCAGCAAACCGATGTTTCACGATTAACGAGTCATACCCGTAGTTCCAAAGTTTATGTACATACTTTCCACCGCCAGCAATGAGAGTTTCTAGTTCACCATTTCCATTAAAGGTAAAACTTGTATCATCTGTTGCAGTTCCCGAGGCATCCTCAGG